GCTGAACTGCACATGGGCACCAAGTACCTGTATGATAAGATGCGGATGTTGGAGGCACCGTACCCAAATGCCTTCATTGAAGATGATGATGGCATCCTCTACATCGAACGGGTGCGATACAAGAGCAAGCGATGATCATCGTTGACCTCGTAGATGACGTAGCATACGCTACATCGAATTGCTACGTTCACCAGCTGACGCGGTGCATGCAACAGGTGCCCGATGTCGGGATCGTTGCGCTGAGTGCAATAGGATCGTGTCCCAAACCCGACCTAGTCGTCAGCCGTCTAAAGCAGCGAACGCTTGACCGCGTCCGAAATGATGTCAAACGTTGGTGTGGCGATGCTCCTGTCGTGGTCTATGACCAAGACCCATGGTACGCATTGAACGATGACTCCCCGGGAAAGGGTGCCTACGACCGAATCCGCGAGACCCTCAACGTCAAGACCTTTGCAATCACTACCCAAGTTTGGGTTGACCTGATGCAAAAGCAGGGATTGCCCGCTACCTTCGTCAAAATGGGAATGCTACCTGAGTACTGCGATAGCCGACCCAAGTGGGACGAACGAGCAATATCCCTGGGCTTCATTGGCAGCCTGCACCCTCGTCGTCGTGAACTGTTCGACAAGCTGGATGACATGGGCATCATGGTCAATGTCCAGTTCGGGGGATTGCCCTACCCAGAATACCTCCGCTCCCTGTCGAACATTCAGGTCTTCATCCACAGCGAGGACAGCAAAGTCACAGCCTGCGGACAGGAGATGAATTATGCTGACGCCCTGTGGATCAAAGATATTGAAGCTGTGGCCAGAGGGTGCTTCACCATCCGCAACAGCGGAAGCGGTTCTGGGGGCTACTATGGGGGACTGAAGGCCGCTTTGACGTACAACGACCCCTCTGAGATCCCTACCCTGTTGGCCCAGATTCACGGCATGGACCCAATCGAACGCCAGAAGTTGTTGGACGCTGACGTAGAGTTGTTGAAGCAGACCAACGTCTGGATGGAGACCGCCAGGGTACTTACAAGGTCAACATGACCCAAGTTGTTGTCCTTGGAAACACTGGCATGGTGGGACATGCGATGGTTCTTGCCTTGTCTCAAGGCAATGATCTTCGGGTCCTGAGTTATGGTCGCAACATGATTGATGCCCTTGATGACAGCACCCTCAACAACTTGTGGGGAAACATCGATTACGTCATCAACTGCGTTGGCATCATCTGGCAGGCTCAACCCACCAATCCAACGGTGATGTCCCGCGTCAACACCACCTTTCCATGGCGCCTCCAGGCCCGTTGTGAGGAAATCGGTGCTAAACTGATCCACGTGTCGACGGACTGCGTCTTCACCGGCAAGCAAGGCCACTACACCGAGAAGGACCAGCCCGACTCGCTAGACACCTACGGGCTGTCAAAGTACCTGGGCGAGCCTAACGGTGCCATGGTCATCAGGACCAGCATCATCGGCCGCGAGCAGGGGACCCAGCGCTCACTGCTAGAATGGGCCCGTTCAAAGGCTGGCACCCAAGTCAACGGCTATACCAATCACTTTTGGAATGGCGTCACTTCCCGGGAATTCGGCAGGATCTGCGGTGACATCATCCGCAAAGACCTGTGGGAGGCCGACACCTTTCATGTTCACGCTGACCCCATCACTAAGCACGACCTGCTGAAGTTGCTCAGCACGCACTACGGCTTGAACCTCGACATCGTTCCCCATGACACCCCCGAGCGTGTGGATAGGACACTGGCATCTGTTAAACCCTTGTGTGGAAAACTGAACATTCCCACCATCGAGCAGATGGTCAAGGAGCTATGATGGACCATGCCCAGTTGAAACAACTGTTGTCGAAAGCAACCAAGCGGACCCACATGATCGTGGCATTGAAGGAGGCATTTGTCTACGACAGCTACCTGGAGATTGGTTGCCGCAAGGATGAGACCTTTTCAGAAGTTTCATGCAGCCGCAAAATTGGTGTCGATCCCATCGAGGGAGGTAACGTCCGGTTGCTGTCAGACGACTTTTTCGCGCTTAACAAGGACACCTTTGACCTGATCTTCATCGATGGTGACCACCACCATGATCAGGTCCTACGTGACGTCCTGAACGCACTCAACTGCCTCGCACCAGGCGGTACAGTGGTGATGCACGATTGCAGTCCACCCGATGCTGCACACGAAGGCAAGCGCGACTGGAAGTGTGGAACTGCATGGCGCGCCTACGCTACGCTCAGGGCACGCCCCGACCTCGACATGGTTGTTGCAGATTGGGACTACGGATCGGGAGTCATTCGCAAGGCGCCCAATCCACAGATATTTGACATTGGCAAGCCAATGGACGATCTAACGTACGCGGACTTCGAGTTGCACCGGCAACAGCTCCGCCTCATGGACCAGGAGACGATCACAGATTGGGTGTGGGAACACCTGAACAGGTCGCATGGCCAGGCGTAGATTGAAGGACATGAAGAGCATTGCAGTCATCGGCCAGGGATTCGTCGGCGGCTCACTGACGACGGTCTTCGCCGAGCGGGGCTTCAACGTCTACGTCTACGACAAAGCCCGTAAGGTCGCCAAAGGCGGAAAAATCCCCTCGCGGATCATGGACCCCGACTTCGTCCCACCGCGAACATTCGGTGAGACGCCGGTCGAGAGTGTCAAAGACCTCGTGAAGGCCTGTGAGTTCTCAGGCAAGAGGGAAGACGGGTGGTCAAACGGCGAAGGTGTCAAGACTTTCAGCGGTGTCTACTTCGTCTGCCTGCCCACGCCGATGTTCGAGGACGGCGAAGCCGACCTCACGATCGTCGAAGGTGTTCTGACCGAGTTGGCAGAAGCCAATCCCGGGAAGACCCGCATTGCAGTCGTCAAGTCAACGGTGCCCCCGGGGTCAGTCGAGCGTTGGAACCACCGTTACAATCCGCAAGGCCTGTTCATTGTCTTCAATCCAGAGTTTCTGACTGAAGCCAACGCTCTGGACGACATGCGCAACCAGGACCGCATCATTCTGGGTGGACCGCGACCTCACATCAACACCGTCAAGCTGGTGTTCCAGACCGCCTTCCCCAAGGTGCCCATCATCAAGACCAGTTCAACGACGGCAGAGATGGTGAAGTACACCATCAACTGCTTCCTATCGACCAAGGTCGCCTTTGCCAATGAGATGGCACAGCTGTGTGAGGCTCTGGACGACAAGGGCCTGAACATCGACTATGACAAGGTCGTGGAATATGCCAAGCTCGACAAGCGGTTGGGTAACAGTCATTGGTCCGTGCCAGGACCGGTGCCGACCCACGACGGCCGCTACGTGCGCGGTTTCGGCGGTCACTGCTTCCCGAAGGACCTCAATGCTCTGGTCTTCGTTGCCGAGCAACTGGGCGTCGACATGAAGGTACTGAAAGGTGCCTGGGCCAAGAACCTGGAAGTGCGACCGCCCGAGGACCGGGACTGGGAGCGCATGCAGGGCCGCGCAGTCAGCAAAAAGAAGCCTCAGTAACGGTCGTCGAAATCGTAATCGTCGGGTTCGGGGTAATCCGGCTCGTCATACCCACGGTCGAAGAACGCTTGCTGGACGTTGTCAAACTCATTGTCGGTGAGCTCGCCGAGGTAGGCCTTGAGGGCCGCAGCGTCCTCGGGCGACAATTCAAAACCGTCGATTGACTCCACTTCCCACCCCTCGACGTCAAATTCATCAGGGTCCGGTGGCTGGAGGTGGCTACCTTTGAAGGTGCTCTTCCGGTAATAGACGTCCACGTCGATGATGATCTCGTGTTCGCCATCGACGGCGCCGTTCGCATCGAGCTCATCAGGCGTGATCCGCATCGCGTCCATCATCCCAGGCGGGATGACCACCGGAAATTCACGGTAGATGGCATAGCCGCCGCGGTTGCCCTTGGACTTCTTGGCGACGCCCTTGATGACGAATGGTTCGACCATAGGAGCAACTTCTACCTCCAACAGGAGCTGGATGTACTCCTTCAAGAGCTTCGGTGTCGACATGACGGTAAGTAGGCTCCTCCTGAACAAGGGACGTTGGGAGGAATAGAGTATGGTCAAGACGGAAACCCACCGTCGCCAGCAATGACTCCAGAGAGGAGTCGCTGGTACTCAACACGGAGAGTGTCATGTACGAGTTTGGCGTTTTCATCGGACGATTTCAGCCCTTTCACAGCACGCACCTGGACACGGTGCGTTTTGCGCTTAAAGAAGCGCAGACGTTGGTCGTCGGCCTGGGCAGCTGCAACCAAGCCCCCGATACCCGCAACCCCTGGTCTGGCCCCGAACGGGCCGAGATGATCCTCGATTGCCTGACGCAGGACGAACGCAAGCGCGTTCGGTTCGCCTTTCTCGAGGACTTCTACTACAACAACCTCCGCTGGTGTGGCGGGGTACAGGCTGCCATCAAGCAGCACACCGGCGACAGCAAGAGCATCAAGCTGATCGGACACAAGAAGGATGCCTCCAGCTTCTACTTGAAGCTGTTCCCGCAGTGGGGACCGTACCTGGAGACGGGCATCAACAGTGACCTGGATGCAACCAAGGTCCGTGACTTGATGTTCACCCAGGACAAAATCGGCATCAAGAACTTCTTGCCCGCTCCCGTTTACGGGCGGGTTGCCAAGTGGATGGACACTCCCGAGTACATGCGGTTGCACGATGAGCAACACTTCCTCTGGGAGGAGCAGGAGAAGAATCGCGGTCCGAAGCTCGAACCGAAACGCTTCCCGCCCCATTTCGTCACAGTCGATGCCGTCTGCGTTTGCAGCGGCCATATCTTGGTCGTTCGCCGCGGCGGCAAGTACGGGAAGGGCCAGGTTGCGCTTCCCGGTGGCTACCTCAACGTGGAAGAGACCCTTGAGAAGAGCTGCATCCGCGAGCTCAAAGAGGAAACGGCGATCAAGATTCCACGCAACGAGCTGGCCGAGATGATCGTTGACCACGAAGTCTTCGACCACCCGTTGCGTGACCTACGCGGCCGCGTGATCACTCACGCTTTCTGCTTCAACCTGCCTCCCGGGGCGCTCCCGGAAGTGAAGGGTGAGGACGATGCTGACAAGGCGTGGTGGATGGACATCCGCACGGTTGACGATAACCGTGCCATGTTCTTCAGTGACCACTGGCACATGATCGATGCCTTCAGGGGACGAGGCAAACTGTTCAGGATCCCCAACGTTTGAAAGGAGACCTCTTATGTCATCTTACTGCTGTTCCAATTGCGGCGCTGCCGCTTACTACGATGGTCGCTGCGGCGATGGTCCGATCCTGATGTGTGGCTGCGACAAACGTGGCCGACGCTGGGTCAACGATGGTCGCGGAGGGTACTACACCAACCCGTCCGGTGCTGAACCGGTCGAGGGCGAAGCATACACCAGCTACGGAGACGACGACTTCAACTACGCCGACAGGCACTGAACCAACAGCCTCGATCGAGCCAGAGAGGCCCGCGAGGCACCAAATCACGGAGAGTGAACCATGAGAACTGTAATCGCACGCAAGGCCGACCTGGTCTTGAACAACATCATCGACACTGACAGCTACAAGTTCAGCCACTTCCTGCTGTACCCCGACGACATGGAATACATGGAGTCGTACCTGGAGGCTCGCGGCGGCGAGTTTGACGTCTGTACCCTGTTCGGGTTGCAGTACACCATCCACAAGTACGTGGCCAAGCCCGTCACTGAGGACAGCATCCGCGAGGCACAGGCCGACGCGTTGGAACACGGCGAACCCTTCAACCTTGAAGGTTGGCTTCACATCCTCCATGCCTATGGTGGCAAGATGCCGGTCACCATTCGGGCCATCCCCGAAGGCCTGATCGTACCAGTCAAGAACGCTATAATGGTTGTCCGCAGTCCGCGTGATCCCAAGTGCGCGTGGATTACCAACTGGCTCGAGACGATGCTGTCCAGGGTCTGGTACCCGTCCGAAGTTGCCATCGGCAGCCGCGAGGTCAAGAAGGTCTGGAAGCACTTCCTGGACAAGACCAGCGATAACCCCGAGCTCGAGATCGGGTTCAAACACCACGACTTCGGCAGCCGCGGCGTCACCTGTCAGGAGCAGGCGATGATCGGCGGTGCTGCCCACCTGCTCAGCTTCTTGGGCAGCGACACCCTGGCCGGCATCAAGATGGCCAACCACTACTACGATGAGAAGATGTCGGGCTTCAGCATCCCGGCCACTGAGCACTCGACGATGACCATCTTCGGCGAGGCCAATGAGCGCGAGACCGTCAAGCGCTGGATCACCAAGACGTTGATTGAGCGCGAGGTTCCGCCTGGCGTGCCCAAGTTGACGGCTTGCGTCGGCGACTCGTGGGACATCTTCCGATTCGTCAAGATGGTGTGCAGCCCCGGCATCCGTGAGCTCGTCAAGGGCAGCGGCGGCACCCTGGTTGTCCGCCCCGACTCGGGCGATCCGAAGGCAACCTTGATGAAGATCTTCTCGATCTTTGAAGAGGAGCTGGGCTCGGAGGTCACCGTCAACAGCAAGGGCTACTTGGTCCTGCCCACATATTTCCGAGTCATCTGGGGAGATGGCATCAACCGTCGATCGATGAAGGAGATCCTCTTTCACATCACCGAACGTGGTTGGAGTGCCTCGAACTTGGCTTTCGGTTCAGGCGGCGGCCTCCTGATGGACTTCAACCGCGACACCCAGAAGTTCGCCTTCAAGTGCTGCGCAGCCATCGTCGGCGGCGAGCTCCGCAAGGTATCGAAGAATCCGGTCACTGACCAAGGCAAGAAGTCGAAGGAGGGGCGTTTGGACCTCATCAAGGATGCCGATGGTTACCACACCGTCGTCATCCCCGATGGCATGGACCACTGCTCCAGGTCGGTGATGGTCACCTACTACGACTGCGGTGACATCACTTTCCACACGACGTTCGCCGAGTGTAGGGCACGTATGGCAATCTGAACGGTATATGATTGATCAGATGCTACGCATGGGTCACTATACCGCTCACAAAATTGCCGATCACCTCTTCCAGGGTGGTTTCCCACCCCCTGGAGGAGGCCTGAGGGCCGCCGGGGTCGATGTCCTAGTCCTCTGTGCCCGGCAGTGGCAGGATAACACGGGCCAATCCGTGTACCCTGGCATCCACGTCATTAGGGCGCCAGGCGACGACGATTCGCGGCCTCACCGCCTGACACTGTTCATTGACGGCTGGATGGATGCTGCGAGGCAGGTCGCTGACCACGTGCGTGAGGGTCGCAACGTGCTGGTAACCTGCATGGCTGGCCAGAATCGCAGTGGACTTGTCACAGCCATGGCTCTGTGCCTGCTGACAGGCATGTCAGGCAAGGACGCCGTGGACCACGTTTCAAAGACGAGGCCCTTGGCACTGAACAACCAGACCTTCGCACAGTACGTTCGAGATAACTTCTGATGATCCACTACATCGAGGGAGATGCCACCGAGCCCAAGGTACCGGGCAACAAGATCATTGCCCACGTCTGCAATGACATCGGCGGATGGGGACGAGGCTTCGTCCTGGCTCTCTCAAAGAAGTGGCCAGAGCCTGAGCAGGCCTACCGGCGTTGGTATCAACAAGGTGCCGACTACCAACTCGTTCCGGGTCACCCTGAGACGCGCTTCGGTGAACCGTGCCAGCTCAATGCCGTCCTATTCGTGCCCGTCGCCTACAAGGGCCTTCCTCCCTTGTTCAGGGAGATGACGTACGTGGCCAACATGGTCGCCCAGCACGGCATCATGCCCAAAGAAGACGGCACTCAACCCATTCGTTACGGCGCCCTGGAAGCCTGCCTGAAGCAGGTCAAGGGCTTCGCTGACCACCTAGGCAGCGCCACTGTCCACATGCCCCGCATCGGATGCGGCCTGGCGGGCGGCAAGTGGAGCGAGGTAGAACCCATCATCGAGCGTTCACTACCGGACCTCGATGTCTACGTCTACGACTTCAAGTCTGAAGACGCTCGGACCATACCTTGGAACAAGTGACGCATGAACCGCTTCATCAGAGAAGCGTACAAGCACGCATGGCAGGGGACGATCGTCAAACCGGCGCTGGTCGCTGACATCCTCGTCTACCCACAGCGCAACAATTGGGCCTGTGGGCCCTGGTCGCTGCGGCACTGCTTCATGAAGTGGGGCATCGATGTCGACCCATACCAGATCGCCAAATTGGCCCTGTCAACTCGAGCGGGCACTGACGAGCGTAGGATGGAACTGGGTGCCTTTCGCCTCGGCGCCAGGTGGTCCAACAAGACGGTGACATCCGCACTTGCGGCCAAGCGTCTGATCCAAAAGTCTCTCAGGAAGGGCAACAGCGTTGTCCTCAGCGTAGACAATGACGAGCACTGGATTGCCGTCCTACACCACGGTCGCAAGGGCTACCTCATCTTCGACTCATCACGCCCTGGGCCAGTCATCCAGCTTCACGGTTGGGAGTGGGTCAAGCGGCGCCTTCGCACCAGGGAAGGCAAGTACGGCGTTGCGCCTGTACAACGGCCACGATGACATGGAAGAACGTTCTTCGGGCTAACGCTGGTTGGGAGCGCAAACGTCGCAAAGAACGTCTTTGCAAGCTGTGTGGGAAGACGTTCAAACCAATCGACAACGGCAATCAAGTCAGGTGGTGCATCATTTGCGTCCCTGACAAGCAAGCCTTTGGTCGTGCAACTCGTTACAACATCACCCAAGCGACTTACGACGCGATGCTTGCCAAGCAAGGAAACGCGTGTGCCATTTGCGGACGAACGTTCGTGGGTCTGTCAGCCAAGTTGATTCACATCGACCACTGCCATGAAACGGGCGTGATACGAGGCGTCTTGTGCAAGTGGTGTAACCTAGGCCTTGGGTGGTTCAAGACTGTCGAGTTGTTGTCATGCGCCTTGAACTACTTGAAGAATACACGAGACACCTGATAGGTACAATTGGTACGATCATGACTGGGTTCCTCTGAATGCAAAGCGGTAGAACCGCTCTCTAGAGAACGTGGACCTCCTCCACTGACACTCTCCGGTTTTCGTCGAGTGTGTCAAGTGTTTTGAGTTGAAGAGGTTCATCATGTCATATCCGATTGGCTTGCAGATTCTGCGAGCAAAGATCCGTGGCTTTCAGGCCACCGGCGCCACCATCTCGTCTCGTATCACCAAGTCCGATAAGGAGCGCAAGAACCGCCTTTGGAACCAGAAGCGTTCCTTGGGGGTTCACTGTCGTGCTCACCTGGTTGCATACGGGCTGCTCCGTGGAGTACCGTACCACCAGATCGAGCAATGCGCACCAAACAACAAGCTCAGTCCGCAAGTGGTGCTGGACATCGTCCTGGCTCACAACGGGTGGGACCCAAAAAGAGGGTACATCAAGTACGACCTAGCGACAGTGGAAAAACTACTGGAGGGCTACGTCGGAAAGTGGGTCAAACAGCCCAACGGGCAGCCACAGTGGGTGCTCGAAGGCCCACAGGCCGCCCCGGAAAAGGGCGCGTGAGGTTGGCCATGGCCACCATCAAGATGGGTGACAAGCTCTTCGTGGTGACCCGGAGGGACATCTCCCCGGGTTACCAAGGAGTGCAGTCCCAGCACGCCCTCCGGCAGTTTACGGCTGAGCACCCCGAGAGGGATGCCGAGTGGTTCACGAACTCGAACTACCTGGCCTGGCTCTCGGTCGAAGACGAGGTCGAGCTGATGCGTCTCATCACATCGGCTCAGGACATCGGCCTCCGCTGGTCGGCGTTCAGGGAGCCTGACGTGGGTGGCCAGATCACTGCCATCGCTATTGAACCGCATCCTAAAGCAGCAGAGCTGTGCAAGGGCCTGCCATTGGCTTTGAGGGAGGTAAATCATGGATGACAACAACTTCATCAGCTTCTCGGACTTCGTCAGGGCCGACATTCGTGTCGGTGAGATCGTCAAGTTCGAGAAGGTCGAGGGCAGCAACAAGCTCCTAAAGCTTGAGGTGTACCTCGGCGAGGAGTGCGGTACCCACACCATCATGGCTGGCATCGCTAAACACTATGCAAATCCATTGGGCATGTTGTGCTTGGTGGTTGTCAACATGGCACCCAGGGTGATGATGGGCGTCGAAAGCCGGGGCATGCTCCTAGCAGGTGAGGACCCAGTCACCAAGACAGTCACCCTTGCAATGTGCGGGTGTCCGCCTGGTACGAGGATCGGGTGACCGAAAACCGCGAAAGCTTCTTCACAAGACTCGAGCCCTTCCTGGCTCCCAGCTCGCTGCTAGATGTGCAGCTTGCATACACGCTGGCCAAATACGGGCACCGTAGCCAGGTCAGGAAGGAGCTCGATGCCAACGGTGAGCCTGTTCGCTACTTCGAGCACGTCAGGCGGGTTGCCATCATCCTCATCGACGAGGTGAAGATTGTGGAACCCGACCTGGTCATCGCAGCCCTGCTCCATGACGGCCCGGAGGACACCCGTGACCTGACGCCGGCCATGATTGAGCGGTGCTTTGGCACCCAGGTCGCTCACACCGTCAAGGTCCTCAGCAAGACGCCCCCGGAAGGCTACCTGGACCGCTTCAAGGTCTGCACCGACTGGCGACCTTACATCATCAAGGGATGTGACCGGCTCGACAACGTCAGGTCGCTCAAGGCCGGCTCCGACACGTTCATCGCTAAGCAGGTCAATGAGACGCGGGAAAAGTACTACCCGTTGTTCGACCGGATGATGTTGCTGGTGCCTGAAGCCTACAAGGAACGCGCGCAGCACCTGCGCGATGCAGTCGTCAAGACGACCGAGCGAATAGGTGCCACGATAGAGTGATGTACCGTTGCAACCTATGCAAGTTTGATACGTTTGACCGACATGCCTTCATGGGCCATCGTTCTGGACATGTTCGCCGAGGTGAACTTGCACCATTCGAACGCAAGACTAGTCACGTATGCCAACACTGCGGTGAAGTCTTTGAAACAGGGCCGAAGCTAGCAGGTCACCTTTCGAAACATCGCCCAAATCGCCCACAAACGTGGGAAGAAATGACTAATCAGGGACGACGTAAACAGTTCTTGCTACGAGAACGTGGTCATCAGTGTGAAGAGTGTGGCATCACTGAGTGGCGAGAAAAACCTGCGCCAATTGAGCTTGATCACATCGATGGCAACACAGAACACAATGACAAGGACAATCTACGATTGTTGTGCCCTAATTGCCATGCTCAAACACCTACGTACAAGGGTCGCAACATCGGCAAACACAACACCAAGCAATCAGCGTACCGCAGAGCATATCACGCACGGTCTCGTAGCCTAGAGGTCAGGCAACCGGATTTCAACCCGCGTCCACAGGGGTTCGATTCCCCTCGAGATCACTAACGCTCCCGTAGCTCAGTAGGTCAGAGCAGGGGAACTTCAAGTCCTGGGTCGTGGGTTCAAGTCCCTCCAGGAGCGCTAAATTCTGAACATCTGCCGCAGATTAGACTACGATCTGTACGATGCCCCGCGAAGCGCTAACGCCTGAGCAGGAAAAACTGCAGGCGAAATACGAAAAGCTGCCCACGGGCAAGCCCCACATCAGCTTCTCTGAAGTCAAGGACTGGAAGGAGTGTTCCTTCCGACACAAGCTCGGCTACATCGACAAAGTCGGTGAAGACATCCCGGGCATCAACCTTGACTTCGGCACGGCGATGCACGAGGCCTGCGAAAACTACGCCAAGACCCGAAAGATGGACCGCAAGGTCTTCCTTCTCAAGTTCAAGAAGCTGTGGGACGATCACAAGGACTTGAACCCCGAGGAGTTCACACCGGAGAAGTTCAAGGAGTTCGGCAAGCAAGGGATGTCAATCCTCCCCGACGTGCCCAAGTGGCTCGATGAGCAGTTCCCCGGGTGGGAGTTCATCGATGCTGAGCACGCGTTGTACGAGCCGCTCGACGGTTTTCCCCATGCCTTCAAGGGTTACATCGACCTCATCATCAAGGCTCCTGGTGCACGTGGCAAGCCGGTCTATTGGCTGCTCGACTGGAAGACCACGTCATGGGGCTGGTCCATGTACAAGAAGAACGACGAGCTGATTCGGGCTCAGTTGATTCTCTACAAGAACTTCTGGTCGAAGAAGACCAACACCGACCCCAAGGACATTCGCTGCGGCTTCATCCTGTTGAAGCGCACTGCCAAGCCCGGTAGCCACTGTGAGCTGGTGACAGCCAGCGTGGGCGAGGTGACGACGGGCCGGAGCCTGAAGGTCATCAACAGCATGGTCAGCAGCGTCAAGAAGGGGATCGCCATCAAGAATCGCGATTCCTGCATGTTCTGTAAGTTCTACAATACGCCTCACTGCACCTGACCGGGGTGCAGAACCTATTACAGAACGTCTGTCAGTGGTAAGATAGGACCACGATGGCGGACAAGAAGAAGATCTTGATGCTCAGCGACCACCCGCTGTCCACTAGCGGGGTCGGAGTCCAGGCCCGATGGTTGGCCCAAGGACTCATCCAGACCGGCAAGTGGAGCTTTCGTTGCTTCGGCGGGGCGGTCAAGCACGAGAATTACAACACGGTGAAAGTCAGTGATGACTTCATCATCAAGCCCACTAACGGCTTCGGCGACAAGAACCTGCTGCGGATGACGCTGGCGGTCGAAAAGCCGGATGTCCTGTTGCTGTTCACCGACCCCCGATTCTTCATTTGGGTGTGGGAGATGGAGGACGAGGTCCACCAGATCTGTCCCATCGCCTACAATCACCTGTGGGACAACGGGCCTTGGCCAGAGTTCAACCGCGTCCTCTATGAGTCAACGGACCTTGTCAACTGCATCAACTACCCCACCTATGAGATGGTGAAGCAGCGGTTCCCAGAGAAGACCAACTACGTCCCACACGCTGTTCCACCCAATGTCTTCTTTCCCCTGCCTGAAGCTGAGCGCACCCGAATGAAGACGATGATCCTGGGCAAGGAGCGCCTGGACCACTTCGTCGTCCTCTACGTGTCCCGCAATGCTCGGCGTAAGATGCCCAGCGACATCCTCCTGTCGTTCAAGATGTTCCTTGATGACATGGAAAAGAAGCACGGTCACCGCAAGGCCTCGCTGGTCATGCACACTGATCCGATGGACACCGAGGGGCCCAACCTCCACCACGTCATCGACATGTTCCATTTGAAGGACCACGTCGTTTTTTCGAAGGACCGCATCGGCTTCGAACAAATGAACGCCCTCTACAACATCGGTGATACTGTCGTCAACCGGTCATGTAACGAGGGCTTCGGCCTACCGACGTTGGAGATGATGATGGCAGGCAAGCCCATCATCGCCCTGAAGACGGGCGGCCTGACGAGGCAAGTCCTGGACCACGAGACAGGCTTCCAGTACGGCATTGCACTGGAACCTGAGGTCCGAACGCTGGTTGGCAATCAGATGGTCCCATACATCTATGAGGACTTCATCTCACATGAGACGGTTGCCAAGGCGTTCATGCAGTTCTATGAGATGCCGCCGGCAGAGCGCGAGGCCCTGGGCCTGAAGTGCCGAGAGCACGCTCTGAAGGACTACAACATGGAGACCCTGATCAAGGACTGGGACCGGACCCTGACCGACCTTGTCGGTAACTGGCAACGCGGCGGACGCAACCGCTGGGCAAAGGTGGACATCGGATGAAGACCGTCATTCTAAGAGGACCCTCACTGACGCAATCCGGCTACGGCGTTCACACCCGGCAGGTTGCTCGGTGGTTGCTCAGTCGGCCCGACTTCGATGTCAAATTTGCCACGTTGCCTTGGGGTGACACACCCTGGTTGTTGGATTCAAAGGCTCATGACGGCCTGATCGGCGAGATCATGAAGCGTAGCGTCAAGCCTGACCAGAAGGGCGACATCACCTTCCAACTGCAGCTGCCCAACGAGTGGGACCCGTCCCTAGCGCCCGTCAACATCGGCATCACTGCCGGCGTTGAGACTGACAAGTGCAATCCACAGTGGACCCAGGATTGCAACAAGATGACGGCCGTCGTCGTCCCCAGCCAACATACCAAGACGGTCCTGACCACATCTGGACAGATTACCCGACCCCTCTACGTCATCCCTGAGGCCTATGCGGACGCCATCAGGCAACCAGATCTGCCACAAATCGTCGACTTTGAAACCCCGTTCAACTTCCTGGTCTTTGGCCAGCTGACGGGCAACAACCCCGAGAGCGATCGCAAGAACATCTTTTACACCATCAAGTGGCTGTGTGAGACCTTCAAGGATGACCCCGATGTGGGCATCGTCCTTAAGACCAACGTGGGCCGTAACAGCCTCATCGATCGCAACATGACGAAGGGGCTGTTGGGTGCGGTTGTTGGCCAGTCGAAGAACGGTGCTAAGGGCCCCAAGGTGTACCTGCTCCATGGTGACTTCAATGATGCTGAGGTCGCTTCTATCTACCGTCACCCTAAGATCAAGGCGCTGGTCGCTTTGACCCGCGGTGAGGGCTACGGCCTGCCCATCCTAGAGGCTGCGGCCAGCGGGCTACCTGTCATCGCTACAGGTTGGTCGGGTCACCTCGACTTCCTGAAGCATGGCAAGTACGTCAGCATTTACTACCAGCTTGGGGACGTCCACCCCAGTCGCATCGACAACCGAATCTTCATGCCCGGTACCCGTTGGGCGTATCCTTCAGAAGAGGACTTCAAGAAGCGGATCGCCAAGTTCCGTCAGAGCCACGCAGTCCCACAAGAGTGGGCCAACGAACTGAAACCCATCATCCAGGAGAAGTACAGCCTGGACGCCATCTGCAAGCAGTATGACGAGGCGCTCAAGGAGTACCTCTGATGCTATGGGCGTGGGCCATCATTGTAACCCTTGCGTTGATCGCATCGATCTGGCTCAACGTCCGCACTGTGAAGCAGAACCTGCAACTCAACGACCAACGCGAAGAGTTGGTTGACCAGATCGAAGAGTCACTGGACATGCTTGATAACTGCTACACCAGGCTCTCACACCACTCAGAGATTCCCGTCCTGAGCGATGAACCCATCATCCAGGACGTTGTAAGAGACATTAAGCTGGCTCGAAACACCGTGTTGGCCGTCGCCAGCAAGGTCGCAACCTACGGGGGTGACGAGAGGAAGGAAGCCGAGGAATGACAATGGCCGCAAGAAAACGCCGCCCGAAGCGCCCCGAACCCGAAACGAACGTGGTCACGGCCATACCTCCACTGCCCGAACCTCACGCTGAAGAACCCAAGCCTGAGCTGACCGCTGAAGAGAAGGCCGCCGCAGCCAAAGCTGCGAAGCAGGCCCGGATGTACTTCAATCAGAATACCCAGGCAGCCATCGTCTCCTACCAGAAGGCAGCTGGCCCTGAGCCTGAGAAGAAGAAGGAACGCGACAAGCTCTACGTCGCCCAGATCATGCCGGCCTTCGAGAAGTTGGTCGAGAACCTGATCAACATCCACAAGTTCACCAGCCTGCACGACACCTATGACGACCTGAAGAACGACTGCGTCAACTTCCTATTCGAGACCATCGGCAAGTTCGATTCCACCCGCGGCACCAACGCTTTCTCCTACTTCAACGTCGTCGCCAAGAACTGGCTCATCATTCGTACCAAGCAGAAGAGCCAGCGCATCCGCCGCAGCGTCAGTTTGGACGACCCGGAAGCCTTGTCTGTCAACGAACAGCGCATTGTTGAGGATCACGCGACCATCCCCAGCCAGGATATCGTGCTGGAGAATGAGTACAGTGCACAGGCTGTGTTGGGGATGCTGTACGAGATCCGAAGCAAGGTCAAGACCGAGAATGAGTTGGCGTGCATCAACAGCATCATCACTATCTTCGAGAACATTGACGATATTGACCTGTTGAACAAGAGTGCCATACTTCTCTACATGCGGGAGCTCTCGGGCCTTAGTCCCAAGCAGCTGACGACCACGATGCAGAGCATCAAGAAGCACTATCGCCGGATGAAGATCGACCCGCGCTTCCGGCTGTTCTGAGGCACCATGGCAGATGAAAACAACGACCTGAAGGGCATTGTCGAGATGTCCGAGCGCAGCGTCGAGGAGAAGATCCGAGACTTTGGCGAGATACTGCAGGACATCGAATCGATCGATGACAAGATGCGCCGGCTGTGGAAGGAGATCTACGAAAATGCCATCGCAGACCGTCAGAACAGCTACGTCATGTTCACCAAACTAGTCAAGATCGTCCAGGACAAAAGCACCGAACACGCTGTCCACGGCAAGACCATCGCTGTCTACATTGAGCGCATGCAGAAGGCCAACGAACAGCTGGTGAAGCTGGCAGAACTCATTGCTCGGGCCAAGAGCAAGGACGACGAGATTGATCCGGATGATGTCTTCCGGAAGATCAATGGCGGCTGACGCGGGCGTCCACCGGGCTACGTAGAAGCCATAGGGAAGCGCCGTGACCAAGACCGCATACGACTCCAGGCTGGACGCAGCCCACATTGCAGAGGGTAGACACGCCGACGTGCAACGTCAGCGGTTGTTGACACCACAGCCTCATGCGTTGATGCCGGTCTTCCTCCGGTTCGTTGTCTTGGACGTCATCAGCGATCCCGCTACGCTGGATGAGAAGAAGCTCACATTCTACCAGCACACGATGCAGGTTTCGAACATTCAGATGGCCAGCGTGGCTCCTCGAAACAGCATCATCGCCCGTCGCGTCATGGGGGTTGACTCCGGCGCCAGCGAGAAGGCGATGTGCCTATACCCATTCTTCACGCACGTCTCGATGCCGGCCAAGCCCGGTGAGCACGTGTGGGGAATGTTCGAGAACCCCGACGCCAAAATCCACGAAATTGGGTACTGGATGTGCAAGATTGCAATGCCCAGTTTTGTGGATGACGTCAACTACACTCACGCCGATCGAGTGTTCGACGCATCCTTCCTGCCCGGCCTCACTGACGCCTTTGACGGAACTGATGACCCAAAGTACGAGTTTCGCAATGGTGCCGTTGCTAAGGACGCAACCTCAGGCGACCGGTACACCAACGGCGACACCATCTCAATTCCAGGGGGCATTACCTCAAAGGCAGACACTGCCTACGAGGACCTGCTCCAAAACACTGACGCAGCCCAGATTGCTCAGTTTGAGCCGGTTCCTCGCTACCGCAAGCGGCCCCAGGATATTGCCTTTGAAGGCACTAACAACACCCTGATCGTACTGGGTACTGACCGAACGGGCGCGGTGTCTGACTACAAGGCCGACCCCGACAAGGGACAGGTTCCCAAGCCGTTTGATGCTGACATCAGCACCGGCCAAGCCGGTGCCATCGACCTGGTCGCCGGCCGTGGCCAGACAACGGACACTGGCGGCAAGCCCGAAGACAACAAGCTCATCGCTGGCGGTAACTTCAAGAAGGAGATTGGCAAGTCCAAGAAGGACCTACAGGCCAAAGAGGGCGACGTTGACTGGGTCAATGACCGCAGCCGTGTCCTCATTTCTCAGAAGACCAAGGTCGACACCAACCTGAAGATAGACAAGGTTGTCGCCGCACACTCAAAAACACCAGCCATCACTGATGGGGATGGGGAGGGTGCCATCATCATCAAGACTGACAAGGTCAGGATGGTCGCTCGCCATGATGTGGTCATCCTAGTTAGCGCTGCCACTGAAAAGGACGACAACAAGAACGTCAAGGACCCAGGAGACTCCATCGACCCATCAAAGTGCGCATCCATCATTCTCCGAGCAAGTGGGGACATCGTCTTCACTCCAGCTGACGCTGGCGTCATCAAGCTGGGTGGTGACAAGGCTAACCTCGCTGTCTTCTGCACTCCTGCACCAAATGGATCCGCACCCGCCGGCAAGGTTGCAGGCGCTCCCATCACTAACAACTTCGGCGGCGTCAATGGCGCCGGCGGCGCTTCTGGACAGTGGGCCACCAAGGTCCTGATTCTGTGAGGTAACATGGCACCACCCCCGGGCACTGGTAAAATTCTGACGGTCGCTGGCGTTGTTGATAGCGGCGGCAAGTTGCTAGACACAGGCCGTAAAGCCTTTGTCGCTGATGTCGTCGCCTTGTTGACAAAGGGCAATGAAAACGGAAAGGGCCTACTGTTGGCCCAGGCCCTGAGCGTGCCTGTCCCACCTGTGGGCGGCCCAGTCTTGCCCGCTCCCTCGCTGCTCAATCCATTGGCAATGGAGCCCATCCTGTGGTTTGGTCCCGATCCCACCGCAGCACTGTCGTTGCCCTATCTGCTCGACAAAGAGGGCATCTGGAGCAAGATTTTCGTTGATGGCCTGTACGCAGGCATCGCCAGCGCTCTGAACCTGAACGGTTCCTACGTGCCGCCGTTGTTTGATCCATCGATCTACTTCCCTGACATCACCTTTGACCTCAAGGTCGACATCCCAACGCTGGCCGTCAAGATCCCACAGATCCTGACCCCCAAGATCCCCAAACTGATCCTCAAGCTAGGGGTGCCCAGCCTGCCGATCCCAGATCTGCCGGCAATTCCGCCGTCGATCCCGCTGCCCAAGATCCCGGACATGCCGATCCCGCCCCCGATCGACTTCGGCATCCCCCTGGCCTTCCCAGACTTTTTCGTCAAGCTGATAGCTGGCATCCCCAGCCTCGTAATCCCAGCGGTGCCAGTCAGCCTGCCAGGCCTGTTCTTGGCCCCCTTCAAGGCCCTGTTGGACATCTTCATCAAACTCTTGGTGGACCTAAAACTCATCTTGGTGTCCCCCAAGCTGTTGATGGCAACGATACTCGTTATCCTTCAGAACGTTGCGGTGATGATCGTGTGTGATATCATCGGCTTGATCCTGGGGGCTGGTGCGATATCTACCTCTGCAGCCATTTTCGGCGGCTTGGCTCTGCCACAATAATCATGGGAAGTTTCTCTTTCAAGAGCTCCGGCGTCACCCAACAGACCACGCCGACCAACAATTTGGTCGTCACGCCGACCCCCATCGGCATCGTGACGCCATTGTCGTTGGGCGACAACGAGCTGTTGAAGACCAACATCGACATGGGGGTGCAGCTCGCTGACAACCTACGAAACCTCATTCAGACGAACTTCGGGGAGCGATTGGGCCTGTACAACTACGGTGCCAACCTGAAGCCGCTGTTGACTGACCTGGTCTCACCTGATGACTTCGATTCACAAGCCATCACCCGGATCAAGACCGCAGTCACCCGCTGGATGCCATACATTGACCTGATCGACTTCTTGTCAAACTTCTCCACATCAGGTAAGGTCACTAAGGGCATTGCCGAGGTGACCCTCACCATCACATACAACATCCCAAGCCTCAACATCAAGGACAAGAAGATCCGCGTCACGCTATACGCGATCTGAGGGGGACGGGTACTTAAGGTGTCATGACGCTTCAACGCGATGATCTCAAAGTGGTCCGGCAGCGAAAGTACCTCGCGAAGGACTTCAACGCGTTGCGCGCGAACCTCCTGGAATACGCCCGGTTGTACTACCCAGACCGCCTCCGCGACTTCTCAGAGAGCAGCTTGGGCGGCCTGTTGCTGGACATGGCCGCATACGTGGGCGACAACATGTCGTTCTACCTCGACCACCAGTTCGGGGAGCTCGACCCGACCACGGCAGTCGAGTCCGTCAACATCCAGCGTACCTTGGACGCTGCAGGCGTCCCCGTCGTTGGCGCCAGCCCGGCACTGTGTCCGGTCACCTTCTACATCGAAGTGCCCGCGGCCGTTGTCAACAACGTCATCGGGCCCAACCCGGACACCCTGCCCATCGTCAAGGCCAACTCCACGTTTGCCGCTCAAAATGGCGTCATCTTCAACCTGTTGGAGGACCTTGACTACACCGCAAAGAATTCTCAGGGCATCCTGACGGTGGTCGCCACCGGTCAGGCCAAGATTGGCCAGAAGACCAGCACCGGCGTCCCTGTCACCTACATCCTAGCGCTGACGGGTATCTGTCTCTCCGGACAGGAGACGACTGAGAACATCCTCATTGGACCCTCGTTCGTCCCGTTCAACAAGCTCACGTTGGCCAACGCCGACGTGTCGCAGATTGTCAGCACCAACGACCTATTGGGCAACATCTACTACGAAGTTGACACATTGTCCAATGATATCGTCTACCAGAACGTCCTGAACCTGGCGTCTGACGTGGACTTGGTGCCCAACACCATCAAGATCATCCCGGCACCCTACCGCTTCGTCACCAACGTCGACCTGCTATCGAGAAAGACGACGATGACGTTTGGCGGTGGCAACGCTGACAGCCTAGAAGATGACGTCATTCCGGACCCGTCGAGCTTTGCCATCTCGTTCCCCTACACCACCACGTTCTCCCGGATTGCGATCAACCCACAGCAACTGTTGCAGACGACCACCCAAGGCGTCGCCGCTGCTAACACCACGTACCAGATCACGTACCGTTGGGGCGGCGGCCTCAACCATAACGTGGGCATCAACACGATCCAGACCATCAAGCGTCTGAACATGATCTTCCCGGGCAACCCGACGCCCGCGGTCGCTGCAACCGTCCGCAGCAGCCTGACGTTGACCAACAAGGTTGCTGCTTCAGGCGGCGAGGATGCTCCGACGTCTGACGACCTGAAGTCGCTCATCCCGTCGGTCAGAAACAGCCAAGAACGCATCGTCACCCGTGAGGACCTGCTGGCCCGCGTCTACACGATCCCCTCTAACTTCGGCCGTGTCTTCCGTGCCGCGGTCCGCAGCAACCCCCACAACCCGCTGGCAACCCAGCTTCACATCGTCAGCCGCAACCCGCAGGGGCAGCTCATTACCTCGCCTGACACCCTGAAAAACAACCTGGTCAAGTACCTCAACCCGTACCGGATGATCAGCGATGCCATCGACATCCTGGATGCACGGGTCATTGACCTGCAGTTCAGCTTTGATGTGTTGATTGATCCGACGTTGAACCGGGCCATTGTCATCCAGAACATCCTGTCGAAGTTGCAGACGGTGTTTGACATCAAAAACTTCCAGATCGACCAGCCCATCGTCTTGGACCCAATCAGGAATACCATCTTCAACGTTCCAGGTGTGTTGTCGATCAACAACTACAAGTTCACCAACATCCAGGGCACCGTCAACAACTTGCAGTACAGCAACGTGACGTATGACATTGAGGCCAACACTAAGATGGGAATCATCTTCCCGCCGGCTGGTGGCATCTTTGAGATCCGCTACCCCGACGTCGACATCATCGGAAAGGCGGCGGTCTGACATGTTCAAGGTCCTGCGGCCCGTCAAAGACGCCTACATCACCAACCGCATCACCAACGGTGTTGCCCAGCTACAGGCCAACGTCGGTTTGGCGGGGTCGATGGACCTCTTCAAGCTGTACGGGTACACCTCGACGGTCAGTGGGTCGACGATCACGCCCAACACTGAGCTGTCACGCCTGCTCATCCACTTCGACCTTCAACCCCTGCGCGACCTCATCGCGGCCGGGCAAGTCGATTTTTCCAACTCCAGCTTTTCGTGCCGGCTACACCTGTTTGATGTCTATGGTGGACAACCGTGCCCTGACCACTATAGCGTCACCGTCAACCCACTGTCAGCGTCCTTCGATGAGGGCCACGGCAAAGACGTTGTCTTCTATTCAGACTTCGATGTCTGCAACTGGTTGACATCATCCCTCGCCAGCGGTTCATGGCTAGCGTCGGGTTGCGCTCAAGGATCAACGTCACCCAGCCCAGGCGACTACTTCACTGACTACTCGGCCCAACAGACGTTCGGCGATGGAACTGAAGATCTGGACATCGACATCACAACCATCGTCAGCGCGACGCTGGCCGGGTTGCTGCCTGACGCAGGCCTGCGAATTGCCTTCAGCGCAGCCCTGGAAGGGGACACCCACTCGTACTTCGTCAAGCGGTTTGCCAGCCGCGGCGCTTTCAACGCTGAGAAGCGACCGGTACTGTACATCAGGTACGATGATTCGATCCAGGACGACACTAACAACCTGTTCCTCGACTCAACTAGCTACCTGTTCCTCTACAACTACGTCCGTGGAGCAGCAGCAAACCTGACGTCTGGTTCGACCGCCATCACTGGGTCGAACAGCCTGATCCTACAGATGCAGACGCCGGTGTCAGGCGGCCTCTACTCCCTGTTCTTCACTGGGTCGCAGTACTTCTCAGGTCGCAACCCACAGGTGGGCATCTACTCGGCATCGGTGACCATTCCTATGAATGATCCCCTGCTGTTGCCACAGTGGCAGGCATCAGGTTCAATCACCTTCACGCCCACCTGGAAGTCTTTGGACGGCACCGTCCTGTACGCGGTTGACCCGCCTGTCAAGGCACTGCTACCCCAACGCGGGCCCCAATCGCTGGTCACCACGCACCTGGATGTGTCTGTAATGGGCCTCCACGAGGAGTACGGAGACAATGACCAGCAGGTTCTCCGCGTCAACCTGTGGGACTTCACGCAGCCCTTCTTGACGAACGCAGTGAGGTTGCCCGTCGAGCTGCCTGGCATCATTGTCCGGGACGCACACTACCAGGTCCGCGACAACGACAACGGGTTCGTTGCCATCCCATTCGACCAGGTCCACAACTCCACCCGGCTGTCAAACGACACGAAGAATATGTTCTTTACGCTAGACACTTCGAGCCTGATTGCCGGTCATTCTTACGTGATCGACATCCTGGTGGCCACAGACAACGCCAAACAGCTGTACCGAGGAGCATCAAAGGTTTTCAGGGTGGTTCCAGGGGAGTAGTTTTTGATACGTAAGGCCTAGGCCTCCCATGGCAGTCACGCCCAACCCATACATTCCCTCCTTCCTGAGGGCTGCCCTGACCGGGAGCAGGCCGCTGACCCTGACGTGGCAGCAGGTGTCGAACACCAACATCGCGTCGACGTCATCGTTCCAATACGATCCGTCGTACGTTGGTATCAAGTCGACCCAGCAGCTGAACGTTGACTGGTCTCGGTTCGAGCACCACACCTTCTTCATGTCTGCGGAGGCCAAGGTCAACCTATCCTTCGACCAGATCATCAACGGTTACCCGTTCGATGGGACGAGGCAAGAAACTGAGGTCTTCTTTGAGAACCTGACGGGCTTCGACAAGTGGGTCTTCGACAACTTCCCGGTCTTCCATGGTGAGCTAGCATTCAGCGGCTCCAGCTACATCTCGGTCAGGAACAAAACGGGCGCACTGTTTCCCGAACTCGCTAGCAACACTAGTGGCCAGCCCGTGTTGAACCCGACTGGGTCGACGAGCCTGACCATCGAGATGCAGTTGTACCTGCCACCCATCGCTAATGATGTGCAGATGGTGTGTCAGATGATGTCGTCGACCAGTGGCATCGGTACCTCAGGCTTTGCCTTGTACCTGACGCAGTCGCTGTCCACGGCCCAGGTTGATGCTACCTTCGTCGTGGTGTCTGGCAGCAGCTACATGACTGTCCCAGTGACCCTGAACAAGGGACGGTTCAACCACCTAGCCGTTGAACTCAACCGTGACCATGGCGTTCACTTTCTTGAATCATTCCTGGCAGAAGAGCACGCGGCCGATTCTCGGACGCAGGTCGAGATCGACGACATGCCGATCGACGAGGCGCTCTTTACCATCGCCAGCGGCACCGCACTCAAGTACGGGCCCAACTTGGTGACGCCGAAACAATTGCTAACGGGCACCATCGATGAGTTCCGCGTCTTCCACTCAGCGCGCACCGGCGACCAGCAGGCGGCCTACGCATCGAAGGCCCTGTTCGCTACTACCGACCTAGTCCTGTACTATCGCTTCAATGAACCCACAGGTTCACTCGACGGCACCAACAACACTAACGGTATCAACAGCATTGTCCTGGATTCCAGCGGCAATTCGCTTCACACGCTCATCAGCAACTTCGACTTTACGATGCGGACCGATGCCACGGAAGACCCGCTGAGCCCGGTCACCAACGAGCGTGACGACATGTGCCCGGTCCTGTTCCCGGCGTACGCACCCATTGTGGCCTTCAACGCCAGCCTGCTGTCAACAGCAAGCATCTACGACCAGGAGAATCCCAACCTCATCACCAAGCTGATCCCACAACACTACCTGCTTGAGGGGGCCCAGCACGACGGTTTCACTGACCCGATCGAGGGCAATGCCAACCAGCCCTTTGGCGGCAACGGCATCCCGGGCCAGGGACAGATGGGTAACGTCCAGATCATGGTCTCGTTGCTCTACATCTACGCCCGCTTCTTCGACGAGATCAAGCTGTTCCTCGATGCATTCAGCACCCTGCGAACAGTCGACTACGACACCAACGATGTGGTGGCACCGGACACTGTCCCCGACAACTTTCTAAACACCCTGATCCAGAACTACGGCTTCTACCTGCCACCTCTATTCGTTGACAGTGACATCGACCAGTACGTCCGTGGCGAGAACGTGGACATTGACCAGTTCTCGACCAACAACAAGACACTGCGCTACGTGCAGCACACCCTGACGCGGCGGGTGTTGAAGAGCTTGCCCAGCATCCTCAGGTCGAAGGGCACCCAGCACTCTATCAAGGCTTTTCTCCGCGCCGTCGGCATTGATCCCAACAACATCATCCGCATGCGCGAGGTGGGCGGGCCGACGACCCAACAGCTTCAATTTGTCCGCGAGAACAAAGTCGAGCCCGGGGCGATGGTGTGGTTCAGCGGGTCCAGACTATCCAGCGGCAGCCAGTACGTCGTTTCGCCCTACTTGGTCGCACCCCGCGTTGAGCCAGGTTTCCCCAACCCCATAGGCACCTTCGTCCAGGACCCAGCCACTGGACGTAACATCGGCACTACAATCATGAACGACAATTTGCTGACATCCGGGTCCTGGACCTGGGAGGGCATTGTCAAGTTCACGCCGTCTGACATCAAATCGATGCACAGCACGACGCAGTCCATCGTCCGCATGTGCGTTGCCGGTGGCTACGACATCTTCAGCGACGTGGAGTTCGGTACCGCGGGTACCTTCGGCGTCGAGGGGCCCTTCGGCTTTGACGTCAGCGTCCACGACCACCTGGGCATCGTCGCTAACCTGCTGGCGATCTCCTCGAGCCTGGCACCCAAGCTGGTCCTGTACCTGCGGCCCAACGACTACTCGCCCACGTCCAGCATTGACTCACCGGTCCTGCGGCTTGAGATTGCCACGCCCATCCCCAATCTGTTCACGGGCCCACAGACGTTGAGCATGTTCAATGGTGATCGTTGGAACGTCAGCTTCGGCTGCATTCGCGGCGACGACGGCCTCAACAGCTCGGTGTCCTCATCCTACTTCCTGCGCCTAGCGTACCAGAACAATGGCGAGATCATGCACCTCGCCGAGACCAGCTCTTTCTTCCAGGAAGGACCCAAGGGAGGCTATAATGCCTTCCGCGACTTCCCGACCTTGGGCAGCGTGCTTGGTCCCTTCCTCGCTGTCGGCGGCGGCCAATACGTGCCCTCCGGAAGTGACAATCAGACATTCTTCCTCAACAATACAGTTACCTCTTCAACCACGGGCCGCTCGATTATTCCTGATGAGGCTCGGGTGACCGATTTCTGCGGCCGAATGAGCAACTTCCGATTCTGGTCCAAGGCATTGACCCTAGATGAGTGGAAGGAACACGTTAGGAACTACAACTCCGTCGGCGTTGAGAACCCGCTGGCCAACTGGAACTACGTCAACAACGTCACCGGCTCTTTCGGCAAGCTTCGCTTGAATACGATGGTGAAGCAGGAAAATCGGTCGACCTACCTCGACACCAACCCGCCCTACCGCCCAGCTATCCCGACCTATAGTGGGTCCATCACATTCCTTGACTTCAGCGAGAATGGCTTGCACATGACCGGCTCAGGCTTCCTCCCGCATCAGGAGGTGGTCGTGGGTGAGATCTTCGACCTCAGCTTCTACAGCCCGTACTTCGATGAGGCGACGACCAACAACAAGATTCGCGCCCGCTCGTTCCTGGACTTTGACCTGGTCGAGCAGACGCCATGGGCATCGCCCGCGCCGCTCTACGAAATTGACCCCAGCGAGACTCCGACCGATGACGTCAGATTCATCATGGAGTTCTCGTTGATTGAAGCCTTGAACCGGGACATCATCACCATCTTCTCAACGTTGGATGCCCTGGACAATGCCCTGGGCGACCCTGAGCTGCTGTTTGCGCCCGACTACCCGCAGTTGGAAAACATGCGTGACATCTACTTCCACCGCATCAAGGACAAGCTCAATTTCAGCGCGTTCTTGGACTTCTTCCGGTGGTTTGACCACTCCATTGGCGGCTTCGTCCAGCAACTGATCCCCCGCAAGACCAACTTCAAGGGCGTCAACTTCACCATTGAATCTCACATGTTGGAACGCCACAAGGCCGACTACTCGGCACAGTCGCAGATCTACCTGGGCGATTCAATCCGCACTAACCTAGACCCGTTGCTGCTCCTGCAGCAGTTGGCCGGAAACCTGAGGAAGTACTGATGGCCACCGTCACCAACATCCCCGTTATCTCCTCATCGCTGCTAGCGGTACAGAGCGCATTCCAGCCGCTTTTCTCCCCGCAGCCCGTCCACGATAACTTTTACTTTGACGACGGCCCTCGAGTTCCCAACACCAAAACTTCGGTGACATCGAGCCTATCAGGGGCCATCAACACCACCGCCATCGATCCCTTCGCCCAGGGCGTTGAGATCACCAACCAGGCTCGCTATGATGCCGGTTTGGCTAAGATCTGGTCGGGCGATCCTGGCCACATCTTAAAGAAGTCAGTATTCGGCCAGGACAAGAACTTCTTTCCGGGTACCACTTTCGCCGACCAGGACCTGTTCGACCCCACCCAATTTTTGGTCGCTCAGGAACAGGACTCGCCGCTGTGGTTCAACATCCTGACGTTCCCGATCATCACTCGGGACAACGACCAGCTTGAGAACTACATCTTCAACGGCATCATTGAGCCCTTTCCGATCCGCGAGGTCGTCGCATTCTTCTCGATCAACGTGCCCTTTGAGGCACACACGATCCGAGCCAACTTGGTCGGTGGCAACGAGAACCAGCTCAATGGTAGTGATCGTGTCCTGACGGTTGACTACTTTGACCCACGGCACCAAACTATCGGCTTCCTGGACATGGTTGACATGATCCAAAACCACCCATTGAACGGCTTCTACCGGTTTGAATTCTCACCGCTCGCTCCGTTCATTGACCAGAAGTTGAACCGCAATACCAGCGCCAACGACCACCTTGAAGATGCAATCCTCATCGACAGCATGGATCATATGTCAGGCAACACCGATAACTACGTCAGCTATGATCAACGCTCTGCGACCTGCGGGTGGAGTTATGATAACAACGCAGCCATTGGAACTGACTCGCTGCCTTTTGGAGGGATGACGTACTGACATGCCGGCATCTGGTACTTCAGTCGCAGCTCGAATCGCGCCCCCACGCCGGTTCGAAAACTACATTCTGACGCGGGTCGTTGATTCCAGCGCCGGTCTGACTGAATTTAAGGACACTGATTTTGCCCAACTCAACGGGAATCCCGATTATACTGGGTACACCATCGGTCAGGGGTTCTGCGATGACGGCTACTCGTTTGTCTATCCGATCGGGTTCGACTTCCAGTTTGATGGCAATGTCTACAAGCAGTTCGTCTGCAATGCCAATGGTTGGATGGTCCTTGTCGATCCTGTGTTGGGAACGTTCAACCCATCCGAGGTCATCTTCGGCGCCCCTTGGCAAAACCATGCCATCAACTCAACGTTCACATCCAATGCCGTTCTACTTGCACCGTGGTTTGACGACCTCCGGAACGTTGCTGACACACCCTCTAAACTGAACGGTTCACCCACCTTCTTCAGCACACAAAAAACAAATCGCATTGCAGCCGGCCTCGAAACCCGGCCGACGCAGCTGGACAGCACTGCATTCGGCGTCAGCTTCCTGAATGACAGCAGGTCGACAAAGGGCCGCCGCCTCGTCATCCGCTGGAACAGTCTCAGCAACTACTCAGCCCCCGCAACAGTCATCAAGTTTGAAGTTGCCATCTATGAAAACGGGACGATCGAGTACCGCTACAGCACCCGGGCCAACCTAGCGTTCTTTGGTGGCAACACACCCGAAGGCGCGACCATTGGCATCTTCATGCCGGGCGGCACCAACCGGTTCCGCGACTTCGCAGTCGGCCTGGGTTACCGCGACGAAGCGCGTCAAGAGTACCAGTA